ATCGTAAATGCAGATGAGATGGTAGTCAAGTATGCGACTATCGATACCCTGAATGTGACAAAACTGGAACTGAACAACCTGATTGCCACCAAGGCAACCATTGACTCTCTGAATGCCGTCAGTGGCCGCGTGGGGAGCCTGGAAGCGGATCATGTGACTGTATCTGACTTAAATGGTGTAAGCGCCCGTTTGGGAACGGTAGAAGCCAACTATATCAGCGCCGGAACCGTAAAGGCTAATTACATGGAAGTAGCCAACTGGACGTCTGCGGGAGAAATCAAAGCGGACAAGATCAGCGCAGCGACCATAGTAAATAAGCTGTCCAGCGTAGATCTGGTCAGTGTGCAGGCAATCGGCGTGTGGGGCTACATGAATTATAAAGGCACGGTAGTAGCGTGGCGCACACAGCGTATCAATGCATCAACGGTCATTACATATCTTGGACCGGAAGATTAGGAGGTCATATGAGAAATTTAGAAATTAGAGAATTTAGTCAGGCAATCACTAATTTTGTGGAAAAATCAGATCTGCCGGAGGAAGTAAAGCGCATGGCCCTGCAGGAAATATTGCTCAAACAGGAGCAAAAGGCAAAGGATGCGTTGCTTGCTGAGATCGCTGCCAGGGATGCAGCAGAGAAAGAAGAGGTGAAGGATGATGCAGAAGGCGTATGATTTTGAACCTTGGGAGAATCGCCCGTCTATCAACACACCGCTTAATAAAACCAACTTGGACAGGTTGAGCCGGGGAGTAAGCGAGATCGATGATCGTGTAATTAGACTTAACTTGACCAAGTTGCCAACAACGGAAGCCAGTGGAATGATCACAGGCATTACTATTAACCAGGATAATGGTGACATTACAGTTACATATTATTCCGGGGCCACAAGTGTGCTGCATACTCTGCTGGCACAGGTCGCTATTAACTTTGATTATGACCAGGACACGGAACGTCTGATCATTTATTTAAAAGATGGCACGCAGAAATACATTGATCTGTCAGCGCTGATTACGCAGTTTGAGTTTCTGGATTCAGACACGATTTACTGGACGATCGGATCTGATGGCAAGGTAAAAGCTGCCATTAAAAAGGGCAGTGTTACAGCGGAGATGCTCCAACCGGATTATCTGGCTGACATTACCGTGCAGGCGGAGACTGCTACACAGCAGGCGACATCGGCTGCAGCATCCGCCAAACAGGCAAAGATTGATGCGGATCGAGCAGAAACGTATGCGAGCATCACAGAGCCTAAGTTTTACCTCGATGAAACAACCATGCAACTTTATATGAAGGACGGTGTGGGTGTGGATTTTGTAGTAGTTGATAATGTTTTATATTGGAAGGTAGCATAAGGAGGACAATGACATGGCAGCACCGGAAGGTTACAATGCTCTCGGAAAAATCGGAATATCTTACAAAGGAGAATATGCATCCAATACCGCGTATGAGCGGCTGGATGCAGTGGCACATAACGGAAGCACATATCTTGCCATCAAAGATGCTCCGGATGGAGCACCGAGGGATGATAAGCTCAACTGGATCTATTTGGCCAAGGGATTTAGTGGAGACATCGGAGACTCAGAAATCGCGTTTACTGAGGCGGAGAACCGCGAGAACATTAATACGGGCGAGAGCGTAAAGACGGTCTTTGGCAAGATTAAAAAGTTTTTTGCAGACTTGACCGCACCGGCCTTTGCGCAGATGATCACATCCAAGGATGATCTGCTGGCCACCAAAGCCACCGGCTATGTCCCGGATGCCAAGGCGGTGGCAGATGCGGTTACTGATGTAACTGGCAAGTTAAACCAGAACACCGATTTGACTTTAGTCAATTGTGTATCATGGGAATCTGACAATACAATTTCAAAAATAGGTAACAGAGTATTTGTAACGTTAGGCGTACAAATTACATCTGAGCAGTCTAGCGGATCATTAATTATTGCCAGTATTGCAAGGACATATTACCCTAAAACTACGTATGTTAGAGCAAATGCAGCAGGTGGTACAAATGGCGATAATCACATGCTTTATATTAATAAATCTAATGGCGTAGTAATATTAAATCTTTCGACAGAACGGTATTATTCTGCCAGTTTCTCATACTTGGCAAATTAGGCTATTTATATGCTACAACAAAATTTAGGGTAAATGTTGCGTCATTACTTACAGTAGCAATTTGATATGCATAAAAATTACCATTAATTGCAAGACGCACATTAACAGCCCAATTACAGTTTACGAACACGCCAAATACGTTAGCATTACTTGGTAATCCAAAGTCAGATAAAGATCCTAATAATGACTGTCTATTTGTCACTAGCAGAGTAACAGATGTTGATATTGATGCAAATTTCAAACCACTTAACTTGCCATTTAGCGTAGTAGATCAGATGGCCGGCGCAGCCACAAGAGCGTCAGAAAGGAGCCCACATGGGTTACATAAAATTTAAAAATAAAGAGACCACACAGCTGGTCGTTGTATCAGAGGAGAGCCCTCATGTGATCCGGATCACCGGAGACAACCTCACAGTAAATACCAATGGCTTCCGCCTCTATCTGGACGCAGACTGCAAATATCCGTTGGATAATGGCGAGTATGCGACATACACTACTTTATTCAGGCAGGGTGACGGCTGGTATGAGCTGTCCGATGACGGATCCGTATATGTTGAGCCGGTTGCACCGGTGCAACCTGAACCGACCGAGGAGGAGCTTGCAGAGCTGGCCAGACAGCAGCAGATCAGTCAGTTAACTGCGCAGATCAATGACCTTAAGGCACAGATCGCCGCCAGTGACTATAAGGTAATCAAGACCTATGAGTACACACTTCTCGGCGAGCAGACCGGGTACGACATGGAGGCTGTCCATGCAGAGAGACAGGCTCTCCGCGATCAGATCAATACGTTGGAGACGCAGTTGGCAGATTTGACCGCAGACACAGAGTAGGAGGCCGCCTATGAGAGTGAGAGACGGTCCATAAACCAATTACATAGTAACCAAGAGCCAAGAGCCGATTACTTCCTTTGCGGGAGTGAACGGCTTTTATATTTGAGTGAGGTGCGACATGAATGAAACCGAAATGGAACATCGGCTTACAGAGGTAGAATCCAGATCAAAATCCAATACTCATCGGATTGATAAGTTGGAGAGAGTGACGGAAGAGATTCATACCATGTCAACCACAATGATCCAGTTGGTAGAGGAAGTAAAACACACCAATGAGACGGTATCCAGCTTAAACCAGAAAGTTGAAAAGATGGATAGCCGTGTGGATGATATGGAGCGTGCCCCGGGAAAAGAATGGAGCAACGCAAAAAGAACACTATTTAATACTGCAGTAGGAGCAATCATTACATTCCTGATTACTGGACTGATCTTTGCAGCTGTCCAGGCATTTTAAGAAAGAGAGGATAACATTATGGATTTATCATTTTTATTGCAACTCGTAGACCCCATCATTTTGGGAATCTGTCTGCTGACAGGTTATGTGCTTAAGGAGGCATTTGACAAGTTTCCCAACAAGTTTATTCCGCTTGCATCCCTGAGCATGGGAACCATCATTGCAATCATTATCCACCTACAGGCCGGTATCAATGCAGAGGTTGTATTGGGCGGAATGATCTCGGGACTGGCTGCCACCGGCATGTATGAACTGTTGAGGAATCTGCTGGACTTTGACGGAAAGAAGGAGGAGTAACATGAAACAGGCATTATATAAAGGACCGGACATTTCCAAACACAACGGAAATGTCAACATAAAGAAGGTGCGCGATGCAGGATACAAGCGTATCGGCATTCGGGCAGGGTATGGTAAAAATAACGTTGATGAGAAGTATGTCAGCAATGCGCTTGCATGCGTAAATCTGGGAGTTTTAGCTATTATTTACTGGTTTTCCTACGCTTTTTCTGAGCTCATGGCAAAAAACGAAGGGGACTATTGCTGTGATCAGGTCGAGAAATACTGGGAAAAATGTCCTGTCGCATATGACTGCGAATATGACACTGTACGCTATGCCAGAACTAAGGGGATAAATATCACAAAAGATCTGGCAACGAATATGGCCATTGCGTTTTTGTCGAGAGTAAAGGAAAGAGGACACGTCCCGGTGATTTACACTAATCGGGATTACCTTAAAAATTACTTTGATATGGACAAGATTGTGGCAACGCTGGGAAAGGTGTATGTGTGGTATGCTAGGTACGGAGTGTCTTTGAGCGAAGCTGAACTGAATCTGGCCGATATCTGGCAGTATACGTCCTCTGGAGTTGTGCCTGGAATCAGTGGCAAGTGTGATATCAATATTTTTTATACAGACTTCGAAATGGTGTCAGTACCGGCGGAGCGTGAGGAAGTATGTAACATCAACATCCAGAACTTCCAGGAAGCTGCAAATGCAGATGGGTATCGGGATGAACAAGGGAGAAAGCTGGTCGAAGATGGCAAAGATGGTCCCAATACTCAGTATGTGCGGCGGCAGATCTGCCTGCAGGCGAAGAGAGTCGGGCTGATCTATAAGGTTGGCTCCACAGGAGCGGTAGTTAAGTGGTGGCAGACACGTTGTAACGAGATCCTTGGCGGTAATCAGGACACTGATGGCAGGTATGGCAAGACTGCCAGAACGGAGACAATCAAGCTGCAGAAAAAGCTTAATCTCACAGCCGATGGTAAGGCGGGATATAACAGCCTGCAGGCGGCATTCTATAATTGA